TTCCAGTACGCACTTCTCTACTTCGATAACATCGCTAAAGTTAATATCGTCAAAGTCGATAAATATGCGATTACGCCAACCTTGGTACGCGCCTACAGGCAATTCATTTTGTGCGCCTGCGCCATATTTGCTACCAGATGACGTAAGGCTTACGCGAGTATCCTTATTTGCGTCGTAATATCTAGTAACGCGCTTTGTACCCGGTGGCGGCTCAATTGGCGGCTCAATTGGCGGTTCGGTAATTGGCTCTTGCAGCGACCATTCGCTAGCGGGTATATATCCGAGTAGCGATGCTGTCCAGCCTGTAGCGGTATCAACGTTGATAACGCCGCCTAGAATACGAATGGCTACGCTAAACGGAGGATTGATAGTCTCCGCATTAACGTGCAAAATCTCCGCTACGCCTGCGTCAATTATTCCTCTTAATGCCTCAAAGGTTTGAGGATAGAGTGTACCCGGAGTGTACTGCAAGGATGACCCGGCGCGGTCCGCAAGTACCGATGCAGCCCATAGGGCAGCCTGTGGCGTCGGATTTTCTCGCTCTAGTAATGAGTCACCGAAAATTTCCGCTGCCTTAGCATCGTTAACGGTAATCGGTACGGTTGGCGCAGTAACATCATAGGCAGTAACTTTAGTATAAATCGACTGTAGCGACGACTGCGCGGCAATATCCGCAACCGGAATACCGTCTACGCCGCCAGCCTGTAAACCTCTGTCAATCGGCGTACCGAATGAGCGAAAGCGTAGGATGCCTTCTCTATCGAGCCATACCGCGTACAACACGTCAAAGGCAGCCGTAATGATGTGCTGCCATGCGCTTACCGCATCTGCCGTTACTGGCGATACCGTAGGGTCGGGCGGGTCCGTAGGGTCAGCCTCGACCGTGATAATGTGCGCTAGCCCAACCTTGTTAATCAGGTAACGCGCGCGCGCGCGTAGCGTCGTCGGCATGGATGCGTCTAGGTTTTGATTTGCCAGCATCCTTGCAGCAACCATTAACGCGACGCCATCCGTACCGCGCAAGTTGCCGCGCCTAGCCGATATGTTGTAATTAACCTCGTCAATCAATCCGAGCCTTGCGGTATAGTCAGGCTGGCCCGGTTCCGCCAATACAATACGTATCGGCTGGCCCGGTCGAATGGACCCGATTAATTCACTCGTTGCATTCGACGGGTCTAATTTACGTTGCGGGTCATATGTATTTAACGTCCATGACCCGGCAGCGGGTACGGTAACGACGCCTGCCGGGTCATCTGCTCCCCATGAAATTTGCGCCTGTAGCGACTCGGGCGTAACGTCGCGCCAGATAAATAGCGACCATACGCCCTCATCCCATAGCGCCTCATCCCAACGCGCGCTACCCGGAGTCGGTCCGCGTAATTCTATGCGAACATTACCCGCAGCACTCAGGGGAGGCAACATGTAAGTTACTTACCTTTGACCATTTAACGCAAAGACGGAACTAACGCCGTTGCGCCGTGCATAATCCCGCAATGCCTTTGTAACCTTTGCCTCGATTACAGCCGGGTCGCCATAGATATTGATTTGCACTCCGCCGCTATTTTGCTGCGTTGTACTCTGCTGCGTAGCGCTCTTTCCTTGCGCGGCAGATGACGCAGCAAACGGAAGAATATCAGGCAAATGATTTAGCGGGTTAAGGTCGATACTGCCTAGCAAGTCGATAAAGTCGCGTAGTGGCTTTAGCGCCTCGCCTATAGCCGCAATCAAATCGCCTATAGCAGTAGCAATATCGCTTAAGACTCCGAATACCGATTTACCGACGACAAAGAATGTTTTAAGTACGGCTACGATTGGCGGCAAAACCTTTACCGCAAGTTTGACACCTTCCGTAATAATCGGTACCAAAGTCTCTAACAAGTCCTGCATAATCGGGACTAGGTTTTTACCGACTTCTTCGCTCAATTCCGCGAAGGAGTCTTTTGTTTTAAAGGCTATCGCATCTGCGCTATTTGCGTACTCATCCGCTGCGCCTGCCGCTAGGCGCGTTGCCTCTGCGATAGTATCCGCAGATGTGGCGCCGGCTTTCATGCCCGGAATAAGACGCTTTAGCGCTAAGTCCTGTCCTACATGTGCCTTTGCTACAGCATCCGCCGCAGCCTCTAGGCTAGTACCAGAGACACGCGCTAAGTCCTGCGCAGTAGCCAGTAAAGTTATCGCGCTCTCTGTGCTTCCCGTAGCCGTTGCAAGCGTTGTAATGGCTTTCATCGTTTCGGTATCGGTGAAAGCCAATTGCTGCGATGCCGTTATCGCTGCCTCAGTAGCGGCAGTCCGCTTATCTGAGTCAGTCGTAACAAGGCGCATCGCGCGCGCGAATTCTCTTTCCTCTGCAATGGCGTTGCTGCCTGCTACCGTTGCATCTGCGAGCGCTAGCCCTAGCGTCGTAACCGCAGAAATAGCAAGCAATACGGGATGCGTTTTAAGTAGATTAAGCGCCATTCCGAATTTACCGACAGCGCCACCGGCGCTGCCTAACGCAGTAGTTAATCCCGATGCGTTACCATCAATAACTACTTCTAGCCTAGGAGGCACGCCTACGCCTGCTAGCGGTTCGCCTTACTGTACGCGGCTTGTGTATTTCGACTACTGCGCTAACTTCGTTTAGCGTCATCTTTTTGGCTTCTTCGGGGGAAACCTTAGCGAGCGTCGCCACACCCATAACCGCGCGCGCCTTGCGACGCTCTGCCTCATCGTCGGGCTTGTCGCCCTTAACTTCCAATTTGTATGTACAAACTTCTGCATACGTTAAATCCGGCTCGCTACGCCTTGCGACAACCCATGCCATAGCATAAAGTAATTGCGCCTTTTGCTTTAACGTACCTTTTTCCATAAGGCGCTCAAAATCGCCCGCCTCGATACCGGAAACATCGACAATATCGAGCGCTTCCAATAACGTAATACTGGACGGGTGAATATCCGCAACGTTAATGATTACTGTACGGGCTGGGCTTTCCCTCAGTAAATCACTAAGTATCAAATCCGGCTTGTCGGGCTGCGTCATTTATCGTTTCCTCATATCCTAATTCCAATGCTTCTGGATGCTGCTCCGCTGCTGTAGCGATAGCATGAGTAGGGCTAACCCATATACTCCCATATTCCTGAACGGTAGCATAATCCTGCTCGTTAGAAATATAGTCATCCTGCATTAAATAGGATGCCTGTAGTAGTCCGCTAAATGCTCTGGTATTGATAGCGATATACGGTATCAACGCCTCGCCCGCTGCGCGAGCGGCAGCCTGCTTATCGAAATCCTCGACTTCGTTAAACGCTGCTATCACTTCCGCTTGCCCTAATATCCGTACCGATGTAAACGGCGGATTAGGCATTTACCTACGCAAACTAAGCGATAGGTTGACAAGGCTAACGATAAGTATTCCCGCTAACAATAATTCCGTTAGGCTCATAGCCCTAGCGCCGCATCCGCTACAAGTGCGCTAGCGTCAAGTACCGGCTTTGCAACAAACGGTAGCGTAACTTCGAATTCCGCAAACGTCGAAACTTCTCCGCCATACTGCACAGGAATTAGCGTAACCTGTCCTGTAACCTCTGGCGTATCTGCGCCAGCCGTTGCACTAGCGCCATGCGCATTTAGTACAACGTCGGCAACCTCGCCTGCGTTATCCCACAGGAAACGCGCCAGCCCGGTTGCGCTGTAATCCTGTCCTGCACGCATGACAAGCGCGTAAGTCTCAGGTTCGGTATTAGCCGCTACGTTACCGTCTAGCGTAGGATATTCGACTGTCTCGCCAGCCTCGACTTCGATATGTACGTCTGCCGCGTCACCCTGAAATGGAACGGCTGTACCCGCGCCAACCTTAAGGGTAAATTTGGCGGTTTTCATAAATAGAATTGTCGCCATTCTAAACCTCCATCATTGTATCAATTACACCGCGAGTCGCCATGTAATTCGTACCGCCCATATCTACCCTAACGGGCTTGTGCCATTCTGCATGGGAAAAGGCAGCCATGCCCTCTAGTGCTGCGTCGATGGATTGCACTAATGCTTCCATTTCCTCAAATGACGCGCCGCTATCGGTACGACCCATGACAGCCCAAACTTCGTATCTTTGGCGACGCTTCCCGCCTTGCAACCCGCCTAGCGATACCCACGGCTCGCCAGCAAGCACGCGCGCACATGGAACGCTGAACGCTCCCCAACCGTAATACGCACGAATACCGGCAGCCTCTAAGCCTGCCAATAATGCGGTTCGCGCATCCTTAAGGCTCATCCGATGCCGGGTACTGAATATCGAGAAATGATGGGGGAAATGCTGTCGATGTAATCCCTAGAAATACGGATAGCATTTCCTTCTACATCGCTAAAGCCTGTGATACCGAATGGCGCTTCCCTACGCTTATACGTTTCGCCTCCCGCCATGATTGCAGCGGTGTGCAATTCAGCGGGTACAGGCTCAACGATTACTGCACCATTAAGGCGCACCGTGATACCGTCATTTACCGCAGCAGCACAGGCGACGGACCATGCTGTATCTTCCGCAGTAGGCGACTTAACGCCCACATAAGATAGGATTTCTGCGCTAGTGACAAATTCCACGGTGCGCCTCTTTTGTAAGTAACTTACCTTTTAGGCGTTGTCGTCGGTATCTTCGTCATCGTCGTCGTCGTCGTCGTCGTCGTTATCCTCGATAGGCTCATCGGCAACGGGCGACGTATTAGCAGTCTGCTCGCCAACATCATTAGACGTTACAGACTCGCTAATAGTTGTTTCGTCAGTCACGTAAACATCTCGCTTTCTAGCAGGCATTTTTACCTCGCGGCTTGCGGCTTGCTATTGGCTACTGCGTATCCGAATTAAACGTTAGTGTATGTATACCTGCGAACGCCCTTCGGCTGTAGGACAGCAAAGCCGAAATACTGCATGACTGCGAACACGATAGACTGCGGACCCTCGCGCTCGATAAGGCGAACGTCAAGCACAGTACCCTTCCATTGCCGCGCATCATTGCGACGAGCAATAATCTCGTTAAGCGGGCTAAGGATAGCCCATGCAGGCTCACAGGCAACGCCGCCAATAATACCGCGCTGGAAACCTGCGCCCATCAATTCTCCGTTAGCATTAACGGGATTGATAAACGGCATAAGCGGGCGACCATTTGTATCCTCGCCCGCAACAAGATTTCCCCAGTCTGTGCTATTGACGAATACACCTTCTGCGGGAAGATGGCGAGCGTTAGTACCACCGGCAGCGTCGCCCGCGTAATACTTACCCAATGCAGAGGCTAGCCCACGGTACAAATCCCTACCGCTAGCGGATGGCGTTGTACCCGCAGTATCCGTAATCGCGCCTGACGTTGTGAGCGCTTCTAGCACTAGCGCAATTTCTCGCTCTGTATCACGCATGAGCAATTCGCGCAATTCGTTACCGATGATAACGTCTGTACCGGGTGACGCTCCATCGACTGACTGACGCGAAACGATAGACTCACCGCCAATGGTCTTAGGCGTCAGGGTCTTAGGCGCAGTCGTAACGTCGATATTTGCAAGCGCGCTATTCTCCGATGCCTGCACGCCTGTATCGCCAGTAACACTAGCGAATGACGGAACAATAATCGGGACAGGCGCAGTAATAGGCGTCGTCGCAAAGAAAGCCGACAGCGGACCCGTATACGCCAAATCCTGTACATACAGGTCCGGGTAATACTGTGTCGGGTATGACCCTGCAAGGTCACCGCTAGCGGTTGCGCGCTTTTCCATTTGCTGCGCAAGGTCAGTAATCAGCATCTTGTGACGCGCCATACGTTCGCCTGCGGCAGCATCGCGGCTCGCAAGTCCCATAAGGTCGCCAAAGTACGAAAAGTCCTGACCCGGACCATATACAGTCTCGGCGCGGGTAATGACCGCCTGACCCGTTGTGGCGCGTTGTGGGAGACTCTGGCGCTCTGCATCCCTACGCTGCGCGTCAGCCTCGCTAGACGTAATCAACGCGCCCACGCTCGCAATGCGCGCGTCTAGCGTTGCAACCTCTGTTACTTCTGTATCGTCTAGCGCTCTATCTTCCGACTCCGCAATCTGTCGGATTGCGGCAACCTGCGCAGTAAGCGCACTACGACGCTCTGTAAGCGCCGCAGTAGACATACCCGGCATGATGCCTAGCCTTTCTGTCGCATGTGCGACGCTCCGTAATGTCACTCGCGCATTGCGATATGCAGGCGCATATGACCCAGCAATAGCCGCAAGCCTAGCGCCTGCGTAATGTTCGATAACGTCACCCTTGCGACGAAATTTACCCGGTACGTATTCGATACTTACGCCGTCCAAACCTCCGGTAATCTGAGTACGCGACGTACCCGACTCGGGAACGTCCATCCACGTACCTGCAAAATGCAAACCATCTTGACGCTCTTGTAAGTCACTTATAATCCCGACAGGTACGCCACCGTCTGCACCGTGTCGAGACAGGTACGCGATGCGCTCACCGCTATTAACGGATCGCGCCATTTCCGCAAACGCTCCATATACAAAGCGCTCGCGTCCAACATTAACGTTAATGACGGACCCATACGGTACAGCCATTCCGTTAAATCCGCGCGGCTCGCCCTCAACATCGCGTATCTGAATATTGCCTAGCGTCGTCGTCGGGTTAGGCATTTGCGGTTTCCTTTTCCTGTGGCTGCTGCTGCGGATTATTCGCGTTTTGTGCGAAACCTTCCGCGCCTGCCTCAATGGCGGTTAGGCGCGCTTCTTCCATGCGCTCGATTTCTGGCGATGGCGATAAGCCTTCTTCGTGCCTAACCTCATCCGGCATCATCCACGGCTTATTACCTGTAGCAATTGCCCATGCTCGATACCGCGCCTCTTGTGACGGTCGAGTAAGTCGGGTCATGTCAATTAGCATAAATCTATCTTCGGGAAGCAAATCACTAATTACGTCTTGTATCGGGTCGATAAACCCGGAAAGCGTAAAGCGCTCCAAAGATAACGCCTCATCATTCAGATTGGCATATGTCATGGAATTACCCGTAGGCACTACGTTAACGTAACGCGCGGGTACGCCAAACAAGTTAGCGATTTCTACTACCATTTCGCGTCTAGCATCCACGGCTACCGCGTTAGATATGTCCGCTCCCCAATCTTCCGCCTTTGCGCCCTTGCCCAGTACAGCGGGATAGTCCGGGCCTTTAGAGCGCCTGTCTCGCCATCTATTAGCGATAGTCTCCGCTTGCGGGTCCGTT